CTGAGATACCGCCCATAGTGCCGACACCCATAAACGCAATGGCTTTCAAGATTTCAAGGAATACACCGTCAATCGGTGCGAGTTCTGGGTCTTGCTTCTCAAACCCGATCAGGTACAAGACACCAAATGCAATGCCAAGAACCATTACGGTAATTGACTTGACGACGAATGCCCAGACTTGAACCTCCACCTCTTCCACCGTCAGTTGTGGACGATTAGCCCTAGCCAACATCATTTGCTTTAAGAATTCAATCATTTGCGTTTCTCCATTACCTTCTCAACAGTTCTGCCACCAAAGTAAGCCAACATGATCAGTTGACCCCACTCACCCAATAACTTCACATAGGTCTCGTTCACATTGATACTGAAAGCAGACATCATGGCGAATAAGAAGTACGCGCTCAGGATCGCTATAAGGGTCATAGGACGAATGTTTTTTGATAGGTAGGAGTCAGACTTCATGTCTGCTTCCCAGCGCTTTGTAACGGCTTCTAGTTCAGCCTTGGCAAAGTCTGCCTCTACTTCTGCAAGTTTTGCCGTCGCTGCTGGATCGCCAGCAATAGCCTTTGCAACGGCATCAACGCTATCAGACACGCCAAACTTACTAGCCAAAGCGGTAACAGCAGCGCCACCCATAGGACCAGCGACAGCCATTGCCAGCGTGGGTGCGACACCCTTGAGAAGATTGAGTAAGTCATTCATTTGCTTTCCTTGAGTTCTCGTTTGAGTTTACGCAACTCCTTGATTTCCTGTTTTAACTGCGCTCGCATATACAAAGTCTCTACATACGCCATTGAGGTTACACCCACAACAATACACAGCATCACGGCAATTAAAACCCACCAGATAAGTTTGAGACTTGCCACATTAGCCATCCAAAGATCAATGAAATAAACCCAACAGCGACAAAACTACTTATCTTCTCAATCTGGTGAATCTCCTCTTCTTCTTGTTTCCATCTAGCAATTCGAGCCTTCCTTATCATTTCTGACCTCGCCCAAGATTGCTCCTGTTCGATCTTGCCGTACATCACCAAAAATCTGCCATACAAATCTTTTAACTCTGCTGGCGCGTAGACCATTGCCTCTCGCACCTGTTCTAACAACTTCTCCATCTGCAACTCAACTAGCACCCTCTCGATTGCTTTCTTGCTGGTGTTCTGTGTTGGGTCATAGTTAGTCTTGCTTGTTTCCTCTAACTCAATGTAGTAGTTGTTGATCTGCTGTTGTGTGTCAAAGAGTAATCCAAGATTTTCACCAATGTCCTTGATTAGATTTAGTTCTAGTTGTTCGTAGGATTGTGTGGCTGGTTTTGCTTTGGCTGCTGGCTTGGCTGGCGCTTTCGCCACAGGCTTTGCCGTATCGTTGACAGTCTTTTCTTTAGGTGCGAATAGTCCGATGAACCAACTAAAAATATTCTTGATTGCCTTAACATCGTCCAAGACTCCCTCGGCAGTCTTCTTAGCAGACTCAAGCTGAATACGACCTTGGTGTAGAAAGTCGCACCCCTGCTTGATAGCGCTGACAGCGCCTTGTGCCAATAAGAGGAGACTGAAAGGGTCAATGCTTCACCTCTTTATAAATTTGGTAGCACTTATGGCAGATCATCAAGACGGTGTAGATCAGAGTCGCCCATATCAATATCTCGCTGACCTGATAGCCAGCGACAGTCGCAAGGGATACAGTAACTGGAGGTGCTACCTTGGCAACGATTGCAGCAGCGCCTTCAGTTGTGTGCTCGTTCGTCATGGCTGCTCACCCCAACTCTGATTGGTCACAACGGTGATCAATGCAGGTACATCGGCAGCACCAGAGATTGCAGCTACAAGCCTTGTGCATTCAGTTATCACGCCAGCTCTGTAAGTGGCAACAGCCGTAGGTATAGCGACATCACGCTCTGCCTTACGAATGACCATCCAATCAGTCTGAGCCAATAACTTGTTAGCCGTGTCCTTAACTTGTGCAGTCCAGTTTGACTTTAAGCCCTTGGTGACCAAGCGTTCTGTGGAGTCAACCATTGCTGGCTTGCCGTCTACTGTGCCTAGCACCTTGACATACATGGGGTTGCCATCTTGGTCTGACTCTTCCCTGTCGTTCAAGAGTTTAGGGTTGTCTACGCCCCAGAAAAATCTGTCATCGTAGGTTGTGGTTACATCTGCAACCTCTTCAATGCCTACTGCTTGCTTCTCAGCAAGAGTGGTTAACCTAAGCCAATTACTTGGATACGAAGTTCCATCAATGGTGAATGGAGTATCGAGAGGGATGGTTTGGTTGTTGTGTTTAAACATGATTGTCCTTTATGTTGTCAACGAGCAAGAGCCGATTTAAAGCCGACCTCACTAAATGCGGCATAGATGTATGTTCCACCAGATGCGTTCCATGCACCATCTGTTCTACGAATCTTAAAGCCATTGGAAAGTAAATCTCCCCAGCCTGTATATGATGTGTCAGTACCAGAACTATTTGGAATTAACCCATTAGTTGTTGCGTTATATGGGTCACGACCTGTGTCAAACACATACCAATCACCAACAGCATCAGTACGCTTTACCATGACAAAACGGGGGCGCATATTGGTAAACACAAAAGGACCATCAGTAGACCCGTTACCCGTGTATGACCCAAAGGCTGAATACCCTGCTACTGCGGAAAAGCAGTAGGCTACATAATTGGCTGTGCTTGTGTTTACACCAGAGAAATTGCCGATGCTAAAAACGGAGGAGGTCGGTGTGGTGTTCTGCCAGATTCCAGATGAGGCAAAAGCCGCTGTTGAGTTTAAGACACCATACTGCCCATTGCCAATGCTTGCGTGGTAAACCTGCCATTCAACCGCGCTAGTTCTGTTTTTAAACAACATCATGCTTGGCGCAACACCTAACCCATGACCAACAGTAGCGTTAGCACCCGTACCCGTATAAGTCACCACGCTAAAGCCTTGCGTAGCACCCACACTTACAGTTGATGTGATAGAGCCGTTAGTGTTGGATGCGGATGTTGTCCCCGCTTTCCATTGCCAGCCAATTAATGTATTGGTATTTGAGTTGAAGTCCGCATTTGACCCAACAGAAAAACCATTGCTATTAAAAGCAGTCATTGTAGAAGAAAGAGTTACTTCTGCGGCAGTTTGATTTGATGAAAGAATGTTATTAACACCTCGTATCGAATCAGTCAGCCAGTTTGAAGAAACATAACTTCTGCCTTTAATCCATACTAAATCAGGCTGGAAAGATACTCCATTGACTGCATTACTTATGCTTTGCGTACCACCATTACCCGTATAAGTCGTAGCCGCCATATAAGCCGCACCATTCTTGATGGTTGATGCGGGTAGGTTGTATGTATTCAACGCAACAAAGCCAGTTGGGGGTGTGGAGGAAAATGGGCGTTGACCGAAGTTGGCGGAAAACGCACCAGTTGCCGCAGTTGTGCTTGGAGTAATGTAATAAGCAGTATCACCAACAATAGTTAATCCTGTTTTTTGACCTTGACTTGCGCCATTTTTATAAAATGTAATTGTTCCATTAACGCCATCAACCGCAACGCCAATCACATCATTGGTTGTGTAACTTGCACCATATGAAGAATATGTAGAGTTATCGTAATATTGACCATCACTACTTCTGTATACATATAAACCACCAGTAACACTACGAACACCAACATAAGCATAAGCAGATGATGGCGCAGTTGTTAAAGTAAATTCTGCATAATACTTTCCTGTATTTACAGCGACTGTGCTATAAACAGAAGCAACGGCTGTTGAACTTATATCTAAATTTCCATTAGACAATGTATAGCCAGAACCAGCCAATGTCAAAGGATTCAAAACACAATAATTACTACTCACCGCACTCGTAGTAGGCGAGTCCACCATGCTGTCGTAAGTCACACCAGCAGTCACGCTAATGTTGTTAGGTGTCCAGTTGTTGCCGTTGCCAGAATAGTCCTTGCCGATAGTGGCGGCTGTGTTGTTGCTGTTATCGCTAAAGTTTAGATAGAAGCCGTTAGTGCCATATGTGCCACCATACTTCTTGGCTTTCCATACGCCAGTAATTGAATCTGTTTCACCAAATGAAGATGGGGTTAATTGTTGAGCATTTACAAAATTGATTTCAGTTAAATAGCCATCAAAGAAAAACAAAGAACCATCATAAGATGCAATTCTATGAACAACCGCAGTATTTATTTGACCAACATCATTTTGCGCTGGATATGTTGCCGCAGAAAATGCAGTAATTTGAGTGCCGTTTACATACAATTTAATACGGTTTGTGTTTGTGGCTTGTGTAGTATCAACCGCAAGAACAACATGATACCAAGCAGATGGGTCACGAAATACTTGACTTGTTGTTAATGTATAACCAGTAGCCGAATTGGTTGAATAAAAAGCTACCAGTAAATTTTCTGTTGAGTTAAAAGCTATATAACTCTGTGATGCTGTTGTAGCAAACAGCCATTGATTTGAGGCTGATATTGCACCACGCTTAACCCAGCCACTCCATGTCCAAGTCTTTGTGTCGCCTGTTGTAAATGTTCTGTTAAAACTACCGCTTGCACTTGCCCGTGTTCGCACACTACGAGCAATGTTGTAACCGCTAGGTCTTGTAAAGAGTTCTTTAATGTGTGAAAACATTATGCAAACGCCTGTGCAACAGTTCCGTACCAATTTGTGCCGTCAGCCACAAATGTCAAGATGTCTCGCCCTGTGGTTGCCGTAGTGGTCAATGTTGGTGCAGTTCCACCAGCCCACTTAACAGATGTGAATGTCGCTGTGCGTGAGCCTGTTCCATCTTGCACCGCTATCAGAATGAATGACTTACCAGCCGTAGCAGTCGGCATGGTGAATGTGCAGTTACCCGTCATGGTCACAGTCTGCACAGTTCCATTGGTAAGTGCCAAGGTTTGGGTTGTGCCTGAGTTACCGATAGCCACAACAGACTCAACATAGTTGGTGACTGTGGGATTGTTAACGGTAGGGCTAGTTCCTAAAACATTTGCGCCACTACCTGTACTTGTGCCTACACCTGTACCGCCCTTGGTAACCTTGAGTAATGGACCAGCGTCAAACAGAGCGTCGATAAGGTCTAAGTCTGTATTGACTTTTGTACCCCATGTGTCTGTGGACGCGCCAACTTCTGGCTTAGTCAGTAATAGGTTTGTGGTTGTGGTATCTGCCATAGTTCACCTTCATGCTGGGACTTGCGTCCATGTTTCTGAATTGTCCGATATTTCCGACCAATTTTCCGATGTGTCTGAGACGGGACTCCAACTCTCCGATGTATCCGCGACTGGTGTCCAATCTTCCGATGTGTCAGATTGTGCTGTCCAAGTCTCTGGCGTATCGTCTTGTCTGTCCCAATAAAAGTACCCAACATTGCCAACAGCGCCAGCAATGATTTCCCCAATTATCTCAAGAGTTCTAGCATTCTGTGCGTCACCAACCTCAAGTGATGAAGATACGCCAGACAGCTCAATCACGGTAGCAGACGATGCCACCATAGTTCCGACATCACCAGTAGACGAATTACCAGAGATGGAGACAGATACGCTATTGACTACTGAGTCAACCGCACCAGTTGACTGGTTGCCATCAATGCCAAACGCCTTGCCGACAGTACCGACTGCTGTGGTTAAGGAAACTCCAGAGATCGATAGCGTGACAGATAAGCCGACAGACCCGACATTGCCTGTTCCGACTACACCATCCTCTTGCTCAGACAGATTGACTAATACAGTTCCAACGGCAGTCGTTGACGCATTGCCTGTCAGCGCAAGGGATGTAGCGCCACGGCTTACAGAGCCTACGGCAGCCGTTGACGCATTACCCGTCACCGATGCAGAGATTCCTTCTGCAACGCTGCCTACGGCTGTCGTAGAGGCATTGCCAGTCAGAGCAAAGGATGTTGCGCCACGGGTTACGCTGCCAACGGCAGCAGTTGAAGCATTACCTGTCAATGCAAAGGATGTTGCGCCTCTAGCAACAGAACCGACCGCAGTTGTGGATGCGTTGCCTGTTACTGGAATTTGTGGGGTTGCAACCACAGAGCCAACCGACAAGGTTGACGCATTACCAGTCAAAGCAAAGGATGTTGCTCCTCTAGCAACGCTGCCAACGGCAGTAGTTGACGAGTTTCCAGTTATGGCGTGAGTGCGTACCTCTGCAACGCTACCAACGGCAGTCGTTGAAGAGTTACCAGTTATGGCGTGGGTGCGTGTTTCCGCAACACTTCCAACGGCAGTTGTTGACGCATTGCCAGTTATGGCGTGGGTTCGTGTTTCTGCAACGCTGCCAACGGCAGTCGTGGATGCATTACCAGTTACTGCAATAGACCTTGCGCTAGTAACGCTACCAACATTACCAGTCGCTACCGTCCCGTTTTCTTGTATTGAAGTAGATTCTGCAACGCTGCCGACGGCAGTAGTTGATGCGTTACCTGTAACAGCAAAGGATGTTGCGCCACGACTTACTGAGCCAACGGCAGTTGTGGATGCGTTGCCAGTTATGGCGTGTGTTCTTACCTCTGCAACGCTACCAACCGCAGTTGTAGAGGAGTTACCCGTTATTGCTTTTGATCTGCTTACGCCAACAGTACCAACATTGCCAGTTGCAATATTTCCATTCTCTTGAATCGAGATAGTTTCTGTAACGCTACCAACAGCAGTCGTCGATGCGTTTCCAGATATTGCTACGGTCTTGACTGGTACGACAGAGCCAACATTACCAGTAGCTGCGTTGCCGTTTAGAGCTGTATAGCCAACGCCATACTTTCCTACGCCATAGTTAGCGCCACCATATACGCCATAAGGGTATATGGTGCTTGCATAATTACCTGAGCCGTAATTACCAGAGCCGTAAGCAGCCATGTTGCTGCCCCTTAAATTTAAGCGAGTCTGATCAAGCCCGTGCTTGCGTCATTCGTCGGCATGGTGAGTGTAAAAGTTCCTGCCGTAACGGTCTGAGAACCAAAGGTGTGGACGCTAACAGCCTTGTTACTTTGTGTGCTGTTATACAAGAGCACGCAGTCAAATGCAGTAGATAGAGTCACATTGGTGTATGTGATGCTGGCGCTTGGAGTCACAAATGCAGTAGTACCGCTTGTGCTTGGCGCTGTGCCAAATGTCACCGCAACGCCACCTGCTGTGTAGTTAGTTCCAGACACTTCGCCAGTTGTTGAATACGCAGTAGTTGAAGCGTTGATGGTTGCGGATGCCAAAAATAAGGCAGCCTTAAACGAATCAATAGTTGTGGCTGCGCGAATAACGCCAGTACCAAAGTTGTGGTGACCTACCAGTAATTCGCCCTTGAACGAAGTACACATTGCTTGAGTATTTGCCATGATGGTTTCCTTAACTTAAAGATTGTGCGACTGCTTCACCAGTCACGGTCATGCGTTTTAATGTCATATCGACTGAACGATGCACAAGCTCGCCTTCTAGCCAATACTCAACCCATTGAGTTGTCTCATTGTCATTGTCAATTATCCCCTCTTTTTTCTCAAGAAGAGAGTCGTCCATTTCGCCTTTTGTTGTGTTTACTAGCATTGTTTATCCCAAAGTTCTTGCGCGTGTGATTAGAGTGCCACCAGATGTAGCGCCACGGTCATCTGCTTGTCTAACCTCTTCTAGACCCGTCTTGTATAGCGATGCCCATGTCGTGATTCTCGCATCATCTTGCAGGTAAGGAGCTGCTTGCATCAACGCACCGTAAAGGTAAACATCGGGAGCAGAAGTCAGCAGCCAGTTTGTTGTGTTGCTAGTTGATAACTTGCTCAACTTTGCGTAATAGGTGAGTTCACTTGTGTATGAGGAGTCTGGTATCGGCAAAAAGCGAAACTGACCACCCACCACGCTGAAGTACGCTGGCTTAGTGGACGATGTGTAGATGGTTGACAGGTTGTCCATTGAGTCAATGGTCTCAAACTGCAACGGTGTCGGGGGGTTAGTGTTTAACTTGAAGGACTTAACCTCAAGGAAGTCTGCTGGTACGGCTGCGTATCCTGTATCAATGGTTGCCGTAGAGCGAACGATCATCTGTCTGGTGCGCAGATTACGCTCGATCTGAGCCTCTGCCAAACTAATAAAGTCAGGAATGGCAGTAGTCAGGTCTGAGCGATTAAGCCAGTCCCCGACAGATGTCTTTAACTCAGCATATGTTGTTAGCGCCATCTTCAGCCTTTTCTGCTTTCTCCAAGTCGCGCATCACCCAAGTGTGATCGTGCTTGAATTCAAAAGTCCCAATGTGTCCGATTTCCTTCGACACATCGTGGTCAATGTAGATTTTAAAGCCAGCAGCCTGTGCTTTACGACAGAAAAAAACATCCTCACCAACATAACCGCGCTTCTCAGTTCTCCAAGGAGTCTCGAACCAAGGTTCACTCAAACGCTCAAACACTCTGCGCTTGATGAGCATTACGCCCATACCGATAGAGCCGACCTCCTCAAGACCCGTTGACTCTGGCATTGTGTAGATCAGTTCTCTCTCGCCATTCTCGTCATAGCGCTGTGCAGTTGGACCTGTCGGCAGTCTGCGCCTTGCACAGTTCGTTGCCACGATGTCTAAGTCGTGCTTTAAGAGCCTCTCAATCATGTCCTGTGGGAAGGTCATGTCTGAGTCGACAAACAAGATATGCGTACAACCCTCAGCCATTGCGTCTAGGCACAGATCAGCACGCTGGGTCTGGATAAGTGTTCCTTGCATAATCTTCAAGGACACGGCATCAGTCGTGTTGATAGTGTGGTGCGCCACCATGTTCACCATACAGAAGGTGAAATTAGCGTGAACCATGTCACGCGCTGGTGTGCAGACTGCAATGTAGTTTTGGGTCATACTTTTCCTGATCTTGTTCTGAAATACTTGTTTTCTGGATCGTTAATCCATTTTTTCATGTAAGCCTGATCGTCCAACTTGCCTTCAGCCTTGAGCTGGAAGTAGATAGACATCGGGATGCTGGCGACTCTGCTCCACTCGCCCCACCGAGCACGCTCATCTACTTGTGCGTACTCTTGCTTATTCTCTTCAATGATCGCAGTCACATCTTGTTGTGTCTGAATCGTTGCTTGTCCTGTCTCGTCGTCAAAGTGGAAGTAACGGGTTATCCCCTGTTCTTCGTCTGTGCTAAATAGTCTTTTTTCGCTCATGTAAAAAAAGGGTCTGAGTTGCCCCAGACCCTTCGCTAGTTAGATCAAGATGTGATCAAGTCAGCAGCAATGCCGTGAGCATTCTCTGCCAACACTTTGTGACCCCACTCAACGATCAGCATACGCTTTTCAGCGTCGCCAGTCTTTGCCAACTCAACTTGTTGGTAAGGACGCAGGGTTGTGACTTTTGCGTAATCTGGATCGATCACGAATGCGTCACGCTCACGCTGGAAGCGGTTAGGCACGACTTGCACATTGCCGAAGTCAGACACATAGATGTCTGCTGCGCCAATGATGGTTGCAGGACGAGCACCGCCATCAATGTTGAAGCGTGAAGATGCGATACCAGAGAAGCCAGACACGCGCTGCTTGTTGACTGGACCAGTCATCAAGATTTTTGGTG